TCTGTGAGGATTGGTTCTAGTAATTCATTGTCAAACTTTAGAACATCACGAAGAAGGAATAGTGTGGAATCTACTGGTGCTTTATACTGCATTAGGATAGTCCTTCTAGGTTCTTTAGCATCTTGTCCCATTGCTTTCTGTCAAACTCAGGAACGTCGGTAAAAAGAAAGCCTGTTTCTTTTTCTTTCTTCTCTAGGTATTCCATATGTTCAAGGTAACGCTTAGTCACACCATGCTCATAATACTTATCATTAGAATAGTGCACAACATGTGAAATGTCAGCCTTCAATAACAGTTTAAGTTCTTCCCACTTATCCATTCTTCATTGACTCCAATATGTCGTCTAGTGAGTATTCCGGATTAAACCCGATTGTTTCTTTGATACGAGTGGTATCAGCAACAAGATACGGAACATCACCGTCACGGCGTTCCGCAACCTTCACAGTCATTTCACCATTATGCAATATTTTGTTTGCTTTGTCAACCACTTCTTTTACAGAATAGCCTTTACCGCAACCGACATTGAATAGCACACTCTTATTGTGTTCTTCCATGTAACGGTATGCTAGTGTGTGGGCTCGGCAGATATCTTTCACATGGACATAATCACGAATACAAGTTCCGTCTTTGGTTGGCCAATCATTGCCGAAGATAGTCGCTTCTTTGTTTCTTGCTAGTAGTGGAATGAGGTGTGTTTCGGGTTCGTGTTCCTCAAATAGATTTGCTCTAACGTCACGACCAGCAGCATTGAAATATCGTAGGCGGGCAGTATTCATTTCAGGTGTATCAATAAGCACCTGCTCAATCATTGCTTTTGTCTTAGCATATACTGAGTGTGGTTTCATTGGTCTATCTTCGTTTAGATGACCAAATGTAGCACTCTTATCTTCACCATACACGGCAGCAGTAGATGAAAAGATAAAGTTAGGAATACCTTCTTCTATTGCTCGTTTGATAAGCCGCAGGGATCCAACAACGTTGTTGTGGTAGTATCTTGAGGGTTGCAATTCACCCTCCTCGACACTGATGTAGGCGGCGAAGTGAAAGATGGCGTCTGCCTTAGGTAGACTAATGGGATCCACAGCCAGGTCAATATTATCATAAAAATCATAAAGATGCCTAAGATGTCTTTTATCATGTTTGTCTATCCCGTATATCGTGCAGTCATTGTATAACTTGCCTAACTCGCTACACATATGGCTGCCAATATAACCATTACAACCCGTGACTACAAATGTTTTCATTTTGTTGCTACCAACTTTAGAACTGCGTCTCTAGCGGGAACAGGATTACGATCATCAGGCACCCGCTTTATTTCTGTGAAGCCGGCATGTTCTAGCATCTTGGTTAGAGATACTTCACAGAAGCCATTGATATGACCCATGCCTGGAATCTTGTGTTCTTCTGGGTGACGCCATCCACCAAACAAATAGTCCATGGCGTTATCCCAATCATACTCATTCGTTCTTAGCCAATCAACATTAGCCTTTTCATTCCAGTCACCTAGAACAATACGCTCCATAATCCATAGAACGTCAGGACAGGTGATCTCTAAGACACCACCTGGCTTTAGAATACGATTGATCTCTGCAAGAACTTTGGGTGCATCAAACTTGGTTAGATGCTCGATAACGTCACCTAGATAAATCTTGTCAGCACTATTCTTATCGTAAGGATAAGGAATGTGGCGCAGGTCGTGAACCTTAGTCACGCCTGCCCACTGGTGCATATCCATTCTGTCTGTAGCATCGGCCTTTGGGTGAGGGCCCGACCCAATATCTAGGATCATTTACCCTCCACAATATACTTTAGGCACATACGAACGGAGTCATCAACTTTCATCTTGGCTTCCCAGCCAAGCTGTTCTTTAGCCTTATCGACATTGGGAATACGAACTCTAACATCGTTCTCATAATCACCAATGCTATCATATAGTAGAAAGTAATCGTCGAACAGTTTAAACTCTTTTACTGAAATGTCTTTGATCTTCTCTGCTAGAACACGCATAGAGATTGGCTCTTGATTACCAAGATTGTAGGTCTCGTTATCAGTCTTTTCAGAGAATGAATGATCCGCAATAGCAGCAGCAACTTCGTCAATCCATGTGAAGCAACGAACCTGAAAGCCATCACCTAAAATAGGAAGTGGCTTCTTCTTATCGATTACAATGTTCTTAATGTAATCAGCAAAGACATGAGAGATACCGACTTCCTCGGACTCACTCTTTTCATATGGGGTGATGATGTTGAATGGACGCCAGATGGTGTATTTCAAACCATGCTGCTTTAGATATGCCTTAGAGACACGTTCACCAACAAACTTAGATAGACCGTAATCGGTATATGGTGCTGGGTTAGTATCTACAATATCTTCCCGAACAGGATAAGCAAGTTCCTGTGGGCAGTTCTCATAGACCATAGAAGATGAAATGTAGATCACCTTCTTAACATTGTGTGCTACAGCGGCACGAAGGACGTTATCATGTAGAGTAATGTCCTTATACATTTCACCACAATACTTATTGAAGCCGCCAACACCATAGATAGTAGCCGCAGCCTGAATGATATAGTCTGGCTTTACCTGTTCAACAAGACGATTGACACTAAGTCCGTCTGTAAGATCACACTTGATAAAAGTGTAATCGTCACCAGCGATACCAAGTCTAGCGCCATATCTTGCAAGATTATCAACTCCATAAACAACATACTTCTTCTTTAGTAGCAGCGGAATCACTGCCTGCATCAAAGAACCTTCTGAACCTGTCACTAAAACTTTCATAGCATATCTCCAACTTTATAGATGCCCGTATTACTTAGTTCGCTTTCTGGAAACATCTTCCAGAGGTCAGCAATAACGCAATCTTTTCTAAACTCTTTTATACTCCATACCAGATTTGTTCTGCTATGTGGTGTCATTACAATCACGGCGTCATATTCAGATGGGCCTGGCATTAGTTCATCGACCATAACAAATGGGTCCCACACATATGATGAAACGCCGTGCTTCTTACATACCTTACGCATCTTGAACGAAAGACTGTTTCTGGTATCGTCACAATCTTTCTTAAACGTAGCACCAAGAATCAAAACCGTTTCAATATCAGGACGCAAATCTTTAATGCGATTAAACAAGTAATCAGGCATACCTTCATTAATATGAAAGCTAGTGTTAATAAGATCGCCAAAGGGAATGTCAGAAAGGAGGAACTTACCGTCCTTGAATAGACAAGGACCTCCGACATTAGGTCCTGGGTGAGGAACGTCCATTCTTGGATAATCATAATTACATGCATCAATAACCTTATCAATGTTCACTCCATGCTTTTCACCAATCATCCAAAACTCATTGGCAAAAGCAAAGGTGACATAACGATACATGTTCGTCATGAGTTTGCCGATCTCTGCCTCTTTAGGAGTTAGATGGAAGATTTCGTTTGTGATAAATGATTTAAAAAAGTCTTTTGCTGCCTTGAATGAAAAGTCATTGAAAGCACCGACGATCTGTGGTAACTTAGTCGTCTCAATAATAGATTTGCCCTGCACCACACGCTCTGGGCAGAATACTAGAAAGTAATCTATACCTTCTCGCCAACCATGACGCTTCTCAATATGCTTGCGAAGCACCTCTGTAGTTCCTGGTGATACAGTTGATCTAAGAACAATCAACTGGTGTTTCATCATACGAGGAATAAGAGTATGGTCAACAAAATTAAAAAGATCATCCAACCTTGCATTGCCTTCTCCATCGACTGGGGTGCCAATCATGATAGCGACAACATCAGCATCTTTGATAAAGTCAAAATCTGTAGAGAACAACAAACGCTCGTTCTTTAGGTTCTCTTTCAAAATATCGTCAGCACCTTCTTCTACATATGGTACGATGCCTTTGTTGAGTAAGTCAACCGCATTTTGATTTACATCGATACCATATACTGTGTGACCTGCGTTGGCTATAACACAAGAGAATGGAAAGCCAACATGACCACCTGCACCAATAACTGCTACTTTCATCGTAACGTCTCCAATAAAACATCTTCAATATCATTACAGGTGTCTTGAATAGTGTGATTAGCCATAACATAGTTATAGGCATCAAGTATCTTCTTTTCGTTCCTGTGATGCTTCCGAAGGAGGTTCATGAGTTCCCCTTCATCATTATATGTAGTACCATAATAGCACATATCTTTCGCTCCTGCAATATCTCTTGCATACCATGGAGTCTTATTCATCATGGCTTCTAGCAGGACGAGACCAAAGCCTTCCTCATATGAGTTCATAATGTATGCATCGGCGCCGCTGATAGCAAGGAGAACATCTGTCTTATCTCTACCGAAGAAGCATTTGACATTATGGGTATCAGCAGGCATGAGTTCTTTCACACCATATCCATATAGATGCAGTTCCGCATTAGGAATCTTGGCTTTCGTAAATGCTTCGGCTAGAGGTGTCATTGCTTTATGTGGCCAGAATCCACCAGCAGAAACAAAGATCGTCTTTTTCTTATCTACAATAGTTCTAACATGCAACTCAGGAACGATACCATGGCGAACACGGCGAGCCTTACTCTCTTGGTTATACTTTTTGATATAGTCTAGATCCATGCTAGTTGAATAGCCAAGGAAGCGATGGTGTTTTAGACCATGCAAACAAGTTTCACTTTCACTTGGTTTGACGATTAGATATAGAACAGGTGACTGTAGTTTATCAGCATTGATATGAATCATAGTCTGCGAGATAACGTCACCGCCATGAACAATGATGAGATCCCACTTCTGATTTAGAATAGTGTTATAATCATTAGAGACTGTCACTCCATTCTGGTCACCTTTATGCTCATGTGCTAGAACGGTAACATCATGCTTTCGTTTCAGCATTTCCTCTGCCATGTCTCTGACATAGTATTCAGATCCACCAGGGAAAGGATAGTATCGATGAACGACGAATAGTAATCTCATTTAGCACCCATTACATTTTGTTCCCACCATGTGCATAGTTCTTCCATGCTAGTGTAACAGTTAGGTATATCATTCTTGAAAGCAGGCTGACTAATAATATCTAGATACTCTTGTTTGCCGGCAGGTGAGTCAAGGTGTTGAACATAGTTGACCAAACCATTGAAGTCACCATGGTCAGATGCATTGATAAAGGCACGAGGATTGAAATCCCTACCTACAGTTGCCGAACCCCAATAGATTGGCATTGTCTTAACCTGTAGAGCATTGTATAGTTTCTCGGTCACATATCCAGGATATGAACCATTCTCAAAACAGATATTGAAACGATGCTTATCTAGGAACTTTAGTTTATGTCTCAACTGGTCTCTAGGTAGAACATAACCAAGATTGTTTAGATGTGGACCACCAGATGCTACAGGCTTATACTCATTGATAAACTTGAAAGCCATGTTTCGCATTTGTTGATTAGGATTAGATACAACAAAAGAGCAAAAACTTCTTTTGTCATAGTCATGCTCATAATCATATTCAAGACCGACCAACTGATAATAATCATCAGTCCAACCTTCAGTCACCGCACCCCACATATCAATAACGTATAGAGGCAAGCGATAATGCCTAATGCTATTCTCATGGTCAAATGTCATAGCAAATTGACACTCACCCCATGGTGGGCGACAGTTCTCACCAGTATAGAATATCTTGGTTACATTAGAACCGAACCTACGGTGGTTCTGTCCATATACACCTTCACCGTAGATTAGATAATCAGGGTTTTCATCATCACGGACAATCTGAAACCTTTTGCCTAATGCCTCTGTAAAGAAGTTTATGGCAGTTGTAAAGGTATCAGAGAATCCTAATCTCAACTCTCGCATTACTTGTACCAGAAGAAAGTAGAGTTTGTGGATAGATTGATAGGTGATGATACTTTGTTCTTCTCTCTAAAGTCATTGACAGCACGATAAACAGCATCGATGGAACTATAGTCATGACCACAGAAGAAGCCACCCTTCTTTAATAGAGGATAGTATGCTTCACAATCTGCTAGAGTTGCTTCATACGAATGATCACCATCAACAAAGATAAAGTCAAACTCCGCCTTATCAGTAATAGTAGTAATCTTTGTAGCAGCATCCGATGATGTCTCACGGATCATCTGCACACGATCACCATACTGTTTTAGATTCTTGATAGCAACATCACGAAAACGATCAACAGTCTCTTGTGTAATCTCACCATTCCAGTCATCGTAACCTTTATAAGGATCGACTGTGTATAGTTTAACAATGTTAGGACACTTCTCTAATAGAAATGCAGTTGATTCGGCACGACATGTACCGATTTCTAGACCCACAACATTCTCACCTAGTCGCTTGATATACGGAGCAAGACCTCTTGTAGATACCCAATCATAAGGCCACTTGTCGCCAAGTTCCTCAATAGTCATAAAATCTTCGTCAGTCAATGCCATCTTATGCTCCGTATGTTTCTTCTATAATGGACTTCCATTGTGGGACACGATCCCACTGGTGTAGAACTGTAACAGGCTTTCCTGATACCTGCACTTTACCTTCAAGGACACTATACTCTAATTCATCTAGTAAGTCAATAGTCATATTAGGATTAATCTTATATGCTGCACCAATGCCACCAGAACCAGCTTGAATAGCAGGCAATGATGTGCCAGCATGTAGAACCCATCCGCTGCTTGCATTAGTGAATAGAGTTGAATACCGATATGCTTCTAGGTCTAACAGAATGTTCAATGCTGCTTGATCGGGACCACCGCCCCCATCAACATTAGGATTCAAGCCACGACATACTAGCCAAATGTTCATACATAGATCACGAACCGAGGCCATGTCACCAGCGATAACACCTGCACAAAAGATAGGCGAGTCTTTCAGTTTATCTAGAAAGAGAGGACCGAACGCCTTCTCCATATTGTTTCTACCCCATGGTTCAGCACCGTAGGTCATGTTCTCTGAACCAACTAGAATATCACAATTGTTTAAAAAGTTTTCATTTAACCAGTTTGTTGGGTCACTCTGAAACACAACGTCACGAACATCGGTGATGATAACACGATCAACATCCATAGGACGTTCAAGCATAGATAGAAAACTAGAAACGTGGAAGAACCGATCAACCATAACATTACCACGAGAATTGTCATGCTTGAAGCCAGTCTGCTCATCATACTGATTACAACCAATCAACATGAAATCTTCTTCTGTTAGTTTCTTTACAGTGGCAGCATCCATGTTATAAACAACAAGAGCCTTGTAACCATCAAAGCCTGACTTCTTAATAGAGTTTGCCCAATACTTAATCTTGTCCCAATCGTAGTTATCAACTACGCCAATAATCATGTCTTTTGCCATGGATACTTTCCTTCGTAATAGTTTTCTTGTGTCTTGTTGCCTTCAATGAAAAACTGCTCTGTTACTGAACCCTCGTTGCCATCTAGGCGATAGCATAGTGTATATTTGCCATTAGTGTCATACTTAGCATGTTCTTTGACAGCATAGAAATAACGGCGATCACCACCCCAACCAGAGTGCCATAGATGACAAGTCTTTTGAATAAACTCTCTCTTGAAGCAGAATGACGATGTGTCGATTAGATATTGCTTACCATGTGGTGACTGTCTTGAGTTGAATATCTCCCACTTACCCAGGCTTTCACAGTTATCATTACAACGGAAGTGTCTACCATTATCGTAAATCTGGCGAAGCGAATATGCAAAGTCTAGGTTCTTTGCTTCAATAGTCTTGACCAGTGTTTCAACATGATTAGATTCATACCAGTTATCTTCGTCTAAGAATAGAATGTAATCTGAATTGAGTAGATGTGGATATGCAGCATAGATACGATGACCATAGAAGTTGCCACCAGTCTTACCAGTGTTCTCTGGTGAGACAGTCATCGTGGCACCACCAGTATTCATTTCATCAACATACTGACAAGCAGAACGCCAATATTCTTCACCATCAACCACTAGAAGATGCTTACACTTGTAAGTCTGATTCTTTACAGACTCAATAGCGTCTTTTAGTTTAGGAGAACCGATTGTAGGTGTGATAACGGTAACAGGCTTTTCAATCACGAGTTGCATAATATAACCTCATAAAGAAGAACGAGGCGTACCTTTCGGCAGAGGCCTCGCCCATGTCATTCTTATTTAGTATCTGTCTTGGTGCCCATCATAGTAGACATTGTGTCTGTCCATTGTTTAGCACCTTCAGTTAGAAATTGCTTTGTCGCTTCCTGCACACCGAACGGATCCATGATGTCGATTTTCTTCGCTTTCTTCTCCTCGGGAATGTAACGTTCAAGAGCGATTTTAAGTAGACCATTAACTAACTCCGCATTTTTTACAACAACAGTGTCAGCAAGTGTGAACTGGCGAGTGAAAGCACGATTGGCGATACCCTGATAGATATAGTCCTTATCATCACCTTCATGCTTACCAGTGATTGTTAGTGTGTCATCCTTCAACTCAATATCAAGGTTTGCTTTACCAAAACCAGCAACAGCCATTTCGATTTCAAAATGTTCTTCGTCAATCTTCTTGATGTTGTAAGGGGGATAAGTAGGGATCTTCGGCATAGCATTTGCAGCTTCACGGATTTGTTCTAGAACGGTATCAAATCCGATTAGTTGCTTGGCAAGGCCAGTAGGAATGCCAAAGTTGTCTGTATTGAACTTATAGTTTGTCATGTGTTTCTCCTATTAAGCGAGATATGAACCGATGATACCTTTCGGCTACCATCTGTATCATTATATAGTAAACTATGTGTGTTTGTCAAGAGGAATAATAGTTAGAGAACGTGAAGTTATAACCTGTATTGGCGCTTGTAATAGATGTTCCTGATGATATACTTCCTTGAACTGATGGTGGCATGTTATTCATTACCACAACACCTTGACCACTTCCTTGATTAGCAACTCTAGAAACTTGTCCGATGACTTGAGTTCCTATTTTCATGATCTCACCAACATTAGGAATACCAAATAGACCTCCGCCTAATGCTTGAAATGCACCCAGTCCTCCACCGAATGTTCCTAGACCACCATATGCGGTTACTTTTTGAGAACCACCAGCAGGTGTTGGCAGTCCCTCAACATGAGGTACGATACCCATAACGTCGGGAGAACCTTGATCCATCAGAGAGACAATCATAGGAATGCCTTGAACCAACACCTTGCCTGGTGATAGAGAGATAAGAGCCCCTAGCATGTTATGTGTATCAAGATCACCAACGACCGCAGCGAGTTGATTCTCAACCATAACTTTTGTGTTAAGTCCTGTACCTGATGTTACAGCACCACACAGTCTAGGATCTCCTACTCTATGGACTTTAGGCACTTTTCTTTGGTCTCCCTCGACCTCTCTTGACTGGAGGCTCTGCTTTCTTAACAAAATCTGGTATCTTAGGTTCTGGTATATTTAGAGTGATAGAGTTGCCGTTATCGGTCACTCCCGTCGATCCCATACCACCTGTGCGATTAGTCTTTAGCATAGGACGAATAGCAGTTTCTACAATATCATACTCTGCATCTTTCACGAGTTCAGCCTGTGCGATACGGTCGCCAGTTGTAATAGTAATAGCATTACCTGAAATGTTATAAACGAGAACCATTACCTCTTGAACATAATCAGCATCGATTACACCTTCTGCATTGGCTAGAACAAGACCCTGCTTTAGTGAAGCACCAGAACGAGCATGTAGGCGAACAGAATAACCAGCAGGAATGTCCATGATCAAGCCAGTTGGTACCATTACACGGTCGCCTGGTTGGATGACAATCTGATTATTCATTGTTCGTTTGAAGTTCTTATTACTATTGCTATAGCCTTCGTATGTCGCTTTACCATATCCTTGAAAGGCCAAGTCAAAACATGCAGACTGATCGGTCTGTTTCTTAGGAAGTTTTACTTGAGGATTAGTTCTATAGACTTTCAATGTTTCCATAACAAACTCACTTTCTTATTCTTCTGTGTAGCGTTTCTTACCGAGAGAATACTTGGCTACAAGATTCCATTCTGGCTTTTCACCATATGATATGATCTTTATTCTATTGAGCGGTGTCAGAGGTTCAGCACTCTTTTTAGGATCAACTAGAGTTACGAGTCCCCACTCAGCCAGTAGATTGGCAATAGTGTTACGACGGCCATGATCTTCTTCGGAGAAGTCAGTTGGCTTACCATCTAGCATAAACATTTCTTTGAAATGGACAAGATAGTAACGACCTTGCTTATGTAGAATATGGCAAGATTGATACAACGTCTTATCTTTCTTAGACGCCACACCAATACGGGTTAGCGTCTCCTTCACTTTCAAGAAGGCTTGTGGATCAGGTAACTTTACCTCCACGAAGTCGTCTAGGTTTACTGTCATTTGCGCCACCTTTGTCGAGTTCTTTTCTTATTTCTTCAAGTTGGGTAGCGTCTAACAGAACCAATGCTTCTTTAGCCTTCTCGTTAGAGTAGTTGAAATACTCTTTGACGGCATCTAAGTTTTCAATGGTCTCTCGCTTCTCCCATTTTCTAAAAGGGCGTTTATACCCTCGGATACTATTTAGCAAATATTGGTATTGCATGTTATTGGGAAGACTAGGATATTGATTCATCTGATTGGCTTGTAGAACACAATCATAATGAAACGATATAGCCTTATTCACAACAAAGGCAGGGTAGTCCTTTTCATTCTCAAGGACATTCTTCTTGGTCTGTAGAATGGATGGAATCAAATCACGAAACACATCCATTACTTTATCTCCGCTTCAATCATGATCTCTGTTAGACATGCGACAAGGTTCAACTCTTGATCGGCAACAAATGCAGATTGATACTGATACTTGGCAAGAGTAACGACAGCAACAGGGATAGTTTCTGGCTTTAGATACTCATATAGATTATCATAGACAGAACGATAGATACGAGAAGGATCAATGTCAGAGTTCATTACAACCCACTTACGCATGGTTGTAAAGTCTTTCTGCTTTAGAGCATTGATCAGTTCTTGTAGGCTGCGAACGCTATCAAGTTGAGAAACAATACCAGCGTCAATGACTCCAGAAACAGAATGCCGTTGTAACTCGTTAAGAGTCCTGCGATAGTCTGGGAAATACTTTTCAACGACCTTGATAACAACTTGCTTGTCATATTCTACACCTTCTTGTGACAGAATGTTTGTAATGCGCTTAAACATCTGGGCAGCCATCTTAGGCTTTTCGTCACCCTTCAATGCAAAGTCTACCACAGCACAACGGCTATGAATAGCATCCATGATCTTTGCTTTGAAGTTACAGGTGAAGATAAAAGAACAGTTGCTACCAAACTCCTCAATCGTACCACGAAAGGCAGCCTGGGCTTCTGGTGTAAGATAGTCAGCCTCGTCCATGATAATGACTTTACGACCACCTGTCAAGGATACTGTAGAAGCATAGCCTTTGACCTTGTTACGCAAAGTATCGACACCTCTTTCATCGGATGCATTGATGAACAGATGATTTAGTCCTAGTTCCTCACACAATGCTTTTGCAACAGTTGTCTTGCCGCAACCAGCAGGACCTGTCAAAAGCAAATGCTGAAACTCTCCTTGATTCACATACTCCTGAAAGACTTTCTTTAGTCTGTCAGGAAGAATACAGTCCTCAATCTTATGAGGACGGTACTTCTCAACATATAGGTATTCACTCATTCATCATCCTTACTATAGCGAAATGCATTGATATACATCATAGCAGAACATAATAGGAAAAACAACCAGTTCATGATGTCATTCCTATCCATAATCCAATAATAGGCAGCGGTGATAAAGTTCACCGCCCCTAAGATTTCAAATACCAGTTCTATCATGGTGCAGTCTTTTCAATGACTGTGGAATAAAACTCCTCAAAGTCCGTGTTCTCCTGAACCTCGTCACGGAAGTTCGCACGGAAGTAGGCACGTGCCATACGACGAAAGAGTTTCTTATCCACACCCAACTTGTCACAAGTCTCGGTGATGATCTCTTTCTGTAACTCACGCTCTGCACCAACACGGGTCATTGAGTCATTCATTTCAAGAATAGCCTTCTTGAACGCCTTACGATCTTCATCTGTTAGTCCCTGCACCGAACGCTGCTGCTGGTTATGTCCAATCATACTCATTAGTTCACCTCGATAACTGCTGAAGGATTAATACAGACTGCGGTTGTTAC